GCGCTAATCGAAACTACGGGACTGCTGAATGGCCATACGCAATCATGTGGATGCCTCCAGAGAGAAGCGACCAGCAAAGCAAAAAAGAAATATAATCATTATGAATTCAGGGGTGGAGTCGTTCACGGCTATACGAGTGCAGGGTATGAATTCATCTTTGACGAGGATGATTTCGACCTTGTTTCTCCGTATTGCTGGAATTCATACAATAATGGATATATTTGGTCAAGCAAAGCGGGACAGAACATTGCACTTCACCGTTTGATCATGCAGAACGAATTGGGTGAGAAGCTGTATGTTGACCACATCAATCACGATCCGAGCGATAACAGGAAGTGCAACCTCAGGGTCGTGACCCATCTGGACAATATGCATAATCTGAAGCGCAGCGAGAAGAACACATCCGGGGTTACCGGCGTGTACCTTAATAAGCGAACAGAACGATGGTACGCCCAGATTGTTGTTGACAGAAAAACATTTAACCTTGGGACGTATGCAGACTTTTCCGATGCCGTAGCCGCCCGGAAAGCGGCGGAGGAGAAATATTTCGGCCAATATTCCTACGATAATTCCATCGTGGCGGTGCCGAGAATCGATGCTCATGTCGATCAGCTTGTGCGGGCTGCAGGCTGAATTTTCCTGTTCATACCGCCCAAATCCTGCCCGATCATTCCCCAGATTATTCGTTCAAAAAGACCTGCTTATTTCCCGCTTATATAAGGTAGAAAGTGCTGAAAATGACTTGATATGTGTGCCGACAGACGGTAACATGCATCACAATACCAAAGGGAAGGAGGCCAGGTTATGAACCGACAGACTGGGCAGAACAGGCCAGACAGGCCATCAATAAACCAATTTTTGCAGACACTCGGTATCAGCTTACCGGGTGTCTCTTTTTTCGCAGAGAAGCGGGAGGTAAGCTATGGAGAAGATCAAAACAGCGGCCTATTGCCGCGTGAGCACGGATATGGAAGCACAGGAAGGCTCCTACGAGCTGCAGGTCGCGTACTTCACCGACCTGATCAACGCCGATCCCACCATGGAACTTGTGGGCATCTACGGTGATAAGGGCAAGAGTGGAATGAAGATTTCCGGCCGCCCTGGGCTGCAGAAGCTCATGGATGATTGCAGAGCAGGAAAGATTCAGCTCATTCTCACAAAGTCCATTTCCCGATTTGCCCGAAACATGGCAGACTGCGCAGCAATGATCAAAGAGCTTAGAAGCCTCGGCGTGAACATTCTCTTTGAAGAGCAGGGGCTTAATTCCATGGATGCTTCCGGAGACCTCGTCCTGAACATTTTCGCTGCCATTGCGGAAGAGGAAAGCCACAGCATCAGCCAGCACACGGCTCTTGCACATGAGCAGTACGCCCTTGAAGGCAGGCCGTTCACCAGGATTTCCTACGGTTACAAGGACGGCGGTGATCATAAATGGATCATCAACGAGGAAGAAGCCCCGCTGGTCAGAAAGGCTTTCGAGATGGCGGATGCGGGACGAAGCTACGCAGAAATCCGAAGGGCGCTGGATGAGATGAGCGACATCATCTGGAGCCAGAGCCGCCTGAGGTACCTGCTGACGAACGTGGTCTACAAGGGGGATTACTACTCCCACAAGACAATCTGCATTGTTCCCGGCAGGCAGGTGCGGAACAACGGCTACCGGGACAGGATTTACATTGAAGAGCATCATGAAGCAATTGTGAGCCCGGAGCTGTTCGAGCGGGTGCAGGAGCGGATTGCAAGAAAAGCGAGGAACAGGAGGAGCGCATGAGAACAGTAACGAGAATTGAGCGGCCTGAGGTTGAATCCCGCAAACGGGTCGCCGCCTACTGCCGTGTGAGCACGGAGAAGGACGCACAGATTGAAAGCCTGGAAAACCAGATGGCGGCGTTCAATATGCGCATTGCCATGCATCCAGGGTGGGAGCTTGCGAACCTGTACGTGGACGAGGGTCTGAGCGGGACGAGCATGAAGCAGAGAGTGCAGTTCCAGCAGATGGTCGAGGACTGCAAGGCCGGACAGATCGATTACATCATCACCAAGAGCGTGAGCCGGTTCGCCAGAAACACGGTGGACACGCTGACAACGGTGAGGGAGCTGAAAAAGTACGGTGTGGAGCTGTACTTTGAAAAGGAGAAAATTGACACAGCGGATTCTCTTTCGGAGATGATGCTGACCATCATGGCATCCTTTGCCCAGGAAGAGAGCCGGAGCATATCGGAAAACGTCAAGTGGGGGATCCGGAAGCGGTTTGAAGCTGGGGAAGAGGTCAAGGTTCCTCTTTACGGATTCTACCATACGGACGATCAGCTTTTCCTGATCCAGGAGGACGAGGCGGCGGTTGTGAGGGAGGTTTTCGAGCGGTTTGTGCATTGGGAGATGCCGCAGAGCATTCTGAACGACATGATTGCAAGAGGGGTGAAACCGCCTGCAGGAAACTGCTGGAAGAGGCTTCAGCTCGATCGGATGATTAAAAACGAAAAGTACGCCGGTGATGTGGTCCTGCAGAAGACATACATTGAAAATCACCTCACCCACAGGCAGATCCGCAACAGGGATGACAAGGTTACAAAGTACCATGTGAGAGACGCCCACGCCGCCATTGTGGATCGGCACTTGTTCGATCAGGCGCAGAGGATCATGGCGATGCGGAACGTTGCGATTGGGAACAGCACCTACCCTTACGGCGAATTGCTCCGCTGCCCGCATTGCGGAAAGGTGCTCACCCACGGCAGCCTGAACAACTTTTACTACGACGGTGAGAAGATTCAGAACGGTGGCTGGGGCTGCTACGGAGAAGGAGACTGTGGAAGCTACCTGATCATTCAGAATCGACTGGACGAGGCAGTGATCGCGGCCTTTGAAGAAAAGTACGGCGAGAGAAAAGAAACAGTGGAATTCTACTGGCTGGATGACACGGTTGAGAGCATCGAGCTTGGCGATAGAACCGTGACCATCCGTTGGAAGGACGGGGATGCAAGTACCGTTGAAATGGACTTCATTGACGGCAGGTATACACCCTTCGCCTACGCTGATTTCTACAACGCCTTTCTTGACCGCATAAGAAGCGGTGAGAAGAGGAACAAGTACAAAAACCTGATGGGGCTGAACATGGAGGACTGAGATGAAGATTACAAGAATTGCGGCGCAGAGAGAGCATACCAAGACAAGGGTCGCGGTGTACTGCCGCGTAAGCACCGATAAGGACACACAGGAGGACAGCCTGGAAATACAGGAGGCTGCGTACAGGGCTCTCATCGACCTGAATCCCGACTTGCAGCTTGTGGGCGTGTACTCGGACGTCATCTCAGGCATGAGCGCCGAAAAGCGCCCGGATTTTATGCGGATGGTGATGGACGCCATGTCCGGCAAGATTGACCGCATCCTCTGCAAGAGCGTCAGCCGTTTCTCCCGCAACGTTGCGGAGTGTAAGAAGTACACGGACATGCTGAGAACCAGGAACGTGACCGTGGAATTCGAGAAGGAAAACCTGAGAACGGATGAACCGGCCAGCTCCTTCCTGTTTTCCCTTATGTCTGCCATTGCGGAGAACGAAAGCCGGAGCATTTCCGAGAACGTAAAATGGGGACAGCGGGAGAGGGTGAAGCGCGGCGAGTACAACCTCGGCAACAACCGCATCCTCGGATACGACACTGTTGACGGCAAGCTGGTACCGAATGAGGAAGCATGGATCGTGAGAGAGATTTTCCAGGCTTATGCGGATGGGGAGATCATCGGAAACATCAGAAAAAAATTGGCTGCGAAGGGTGTGCTGACAAGAAACGGCACACCTCTTTCTATAGGCGGAATCAGGTACATGCTCACGAACGAAACCTACCGGGGGGATAAGCTCCTGCAAAAGACACATCCCAAGGACCTGATTACAAAGCGGCCCGATCCGAATGTACCGTTTGAGAGCAATTACCTTGTGGCTGACCATGTCGCCATTGTGGATGATGAGCTGTGGAACGCGGTTCAGGCAAGGCTGAAGGCAAATGAAGAAAAGATGGAAGCGTCCGGCAACCTCAATGGGAAAAGGCACTTCCTGTACGGGAAGCTCTTCTGCGCCGACTGCGGGAGCCTGATGCTGAGGCGTACCGTTACCGGCTACAAGGGCGTAAAGTACAAGGCATGGAACTGCAAGGACCGGCAACAGGGCACGATGGGTAACGGTTGT